TACATTAGAATCTTTATCTGGTGGTTCAAATGGATCAACAATTACTGACGCACAACTAAAAACTGCTTACGAAAAATTCCAAGACAGTGAAACAGTTGACGTTGGTTTAATTATGGCTGGTCCATCAGGAAGCGCAACTCACGTTGATAACTTAATTACAATTGCTGAAGAAAGAAAAGATGCAATTGTATTTGCTTCACCACAAAGATCAGATGTAGTTAATATAACTAACTCAAACACACAGATGCAAAACGTCAAAGATTTCTTTGATAGTGTAAGATCATCTTCATACGCTGTTTTTGATAGTGGATACAAATACGCATACGACAGATACAATGACGTATATAGATTTGTACCATTAAACGGAGACATTGCGGGACTTGCTGCTAGAACGGACACAGTTGCTGATCCTTTCTTCTCACCAGCAGGTTTTAACAGAGGTATTATTAGAGGCGCAGTTAAGTTGGCGTTTAATCCTACTAAAGCACAAAGAGACATACTATATCCAGCGAGAGTCAACCCAGTTGCTACTTTCCCTGGTCAAGGTACAGTTTTATTTGGTGATAAGACAGGTTTAACTACACCAAGCGCATTTGATAGAATCAATGTAAGAAGATTGTTCATATTACTAGAAAAAGCAATCTCTACTGCTTCTAAATTTCAATTGTTTGAATTTAATGACGAGTTTACTAGAGCGAACTTTAGAAATATCGTTGAACCATTCTTACGAGAAATACAAGGCAGAAGAGGTATCACTGACTTTTTAGTAGTGTGTGATGAAACTAACAACACAGGCGAAGTAATTGATAGAAACGAATTTGTTGCTGAAATATTCATTAAACCAGCAAGAAGTATCAACTTTATCACATTATCTTTTGTCGCAACCCGAACTGGCGTCTCTTTTGACGAAGTTGCAGGTTAATAGTAGAGGAGAATAGAAAATGGCAAACATTTCAGACTTTAAAGCTAAACTTGCAGGCGGTGGCGCAAGAGCCAATCAGTTTAAGGTTACAATGCCTTTCCCTGGTTATGCAAGTGTTGGTGGTGAAATAGAAGAACTGGCTTTCTTATGTAGAGCTACTTCAATTCCTTCAATGGAAATTGCGAACATTAATGTTCCATTTAGAGGTAGAGCGATTAAGATTGCTGGTGACAGAACGATCCCAAGTTGGTCAGTCACTGTTTATAACGATACAAATTTCAAATTAAGAGATGCATTTGAAAGATGGCAAAACGGTATAAACAATATGAGTGATAACGAAGGATTAACAAATCCAGTTGACTATCAAGTGGATGCGTTCCTAGATCACCTTGACAGAAACGGTAATACAATAAAGTCATACACTTTAAGAGGTGTATATCCAACAGGAATTGCTGGTATCCCACTAGACTACGAAGAAGCTGGTGCGATTGAGCAATTTGAGGTGACTTTAGAGTACCAATTCTTTGATGCAAGAACAACGACTTAATATTTAAATTAGGGGGCTTCGGCCCCCTTTTAAAAACACATATAAGTATTAGGTAAGGAGATAAATTATGGCAGAATTGTTCGGGTTTAGTATTACACGACTCAAAAAACAAGCAGATCCAAAACAAAGTTTTACGACAGCTCAAGCCGATGACGGTACACAAACGGTTGCGGCAGGAGGTCACTTTGGTTCTTATTTGGATATGGAAGGCACTGCGAAGACAGAACAAGACCTGATTCGTAGATATAGAGAAATAGCAATACACCCAGAATGTGATATGGCAATAGAGGATATTGTCAATGAAGCGATTGTCGCTAATGAATTGAAAGACGCAGTAAGAGTACAGTTTAGCAACTTACCTTACGGAAGAGAAATACAAAGAAAAATAGAAGACGAATTTATTGAAGTTTTAAGATTAATGAACTTCGGTACAAAAGGCCACGACATATTTAGAAGATGGTATGTTGATGGTAGAATATTCTATCAAAAGATTATTGATAGAGAAAATCCAAAAAGAGGTATTGTAGAACTTAAATATATTGACCCTCGTAAGATTAAAAAGATTAGAGAAGTTAGAAAGAAAAGACCTGACGTTCCTAGTCCATCATCTTTAAATAGTCTCGCAGTTGTTGATGAATATGTTGAATACTTTTTATACAATGAAAGAGGCGTATCAGGTACAACTGGTACAGCGGGTATTAAGATAGCGCCAGATACTATCGCATTTTGTGCGTCAGGTATCATAGATCAAAATAAAAATATGGTATTATCTTATTTACATAAAGCGATTAAACCTGTTAATCAATTAAGAATGATTGAAGACGCAGTGGTGATTTATAGAATTGCTAGAGCGCCTGAAAGAAGAATATTTAAAATTGACGTAGGTAATTTACCTAAACAAAAGGCAGAGCAATACTTACGAGACGTTATGGCAAGATATAGAAACAAACTTGTTTATGACGCAAATACAGGAGAAATCCGTGATGACAGAAATTATATGTCAATGTTGGAAGACTTTTGGCTACCGAGTAGAGAGGGTGGAAGAGGTACTGATATTTCTACTTTGCCTGGCGGTCAAAATTTAGGAGAAATGGCAGATGTAGAATATTTTAGAGCGAAGTTATATCGTTCTCTAAATGTTCCTGTAAGTAGATTAGAAAGCTCACAAGGTTTTAATCTAGGTAGAGCATCTGAAATAACAAGAGACGAACTTAAATTTACAAAGTTTGTACAAAGATTAAGAAAAAAATTTACTGAACTATTCAATGATTTGTTAAGAACACAATTAGTTTTAAAACAAATAATTAGTGAAAACGATTGGCAGATGGTTAAAGAGTGTATTCAATATGATTTCGTACAAGATGGACATTTTGCTGAACTTAAAAACACAGAACTTTTAAGAGAAAGATTAGCATTGGCGAATGAAATGAGAGAATATGTTGGTAAGTTTTATTCTGTAAACTACATAAGAAAAAATGTATTAAAACAAAACGAAAGAGAAATTGAAGAAATGGATAAACAAATCAAAAAAGAAATTGATGATGGTATTATTCAAAATCCAATGGCTCAAGTTACTGAGGAGAAAAAATAATGAGTGAAGAAACAAAAAATTTTATTGACAAACTTGCGGCAGGCGACAACGCTGGTGCTGGTGAAGCGTTTAAAGATGCTTTAAGAGTTAAAGTCGGTAATACTTTAGATCAAGCAAGAAAAGATATGGCTGGTAATTTGTTTAATGGAAATGTTGAGGCAGAACCTCATAGTGACCCTAAACCAGAAATCGCTGATCCAGGCACATTTACAAAAGAGGGTGAAGTAGTACCAACTACTGATGCTGGTAAAGATGGTGAGGCACAAATAGACTTATCACAACCAGATGGTACACCAGATACTATGGTAGGAGTAGATGTAAATGCAGGTGAGCAGAATAATTAAAGAGAATCTTTTTATTGATTCTAAAACTTATAGCGATCTTTCGCCTAGTATGAAAGATGCTATAAAAGATGTCTTTAAATTTGTAGAAGAAGGTAAAGGCAATATAGTAGAAAAGTTTGATGAAGCAATTAAGACAGTTGCTAGTTTACATAATTTAAGTGTAAAACAAATAGAAGATTACTTTGATAAAGAAGTAATAGAAAAATTAGGAGAAAAATAAAATGGCATATCAAGGCTCATTTAAATTAAAAGGAAGCTCTACAGCTGCTGGCGCAACTATTTCAGCAAGTAACTTTGGTAGAGCACACTTTGTTAGAGTACAAACACAAGCTGCCACAAATACTGTAACTGTTAAAGAAGGTTCAGACACTATAGGAACAATGATTTTAGTTACAGCTGGCGATAGTGTTATAATTGAAAAAGATGAAGCACACACAGTTGAAACAACAGGTAATGCTGTAGGTTCAGCGATTTCATCACCAAGATAATGACAATTACTGCTACAAAACTAACTGATAATAGTTTTAACATTATCGTTAAAGCGAATGGAGTTGGAAGTGAAGAAGAACAAACTTTAGTTGATGTAGTAAACTCAAACAAT